ATCCAACAGAACCACTTGGAGGATTTACTGTTTGAACAGCTTTACCTAAATACACACAGTACATATCATCTCCAACAGATGTTGCACTTGTTAGCGTCAAGCTAGTTCCAGATGCAGTATATGCAGCAGTTGGTTCTTGCCTTACAAAATTTATAAATAATGCTAACTCATTTTGATTAGCAACAGGATGATCTAATGTGTAAGATGTAGTCGCACTTGTAGTAAAGTCTTGTTTTTGAAATGAGCTATAAGCTTCTGCTGGTATATTTCCGATATATGCCATTTATATAATCCTTATGTACTAATTGAATCTACTACTGATAAAATGCAGTCCACAGCACTTGCTGTATCTGATAATGCTTCAACACTATCACCAGATTGTAGAACTACTTTTGAACCACCATCTATAAGTTCCAAAGAACCTCCAGCTGGTATTGGTGCATCTTTTATCAAATAATAGCTTGTGCTTGAGTTTTTAACAGTTGCATCTACAGTTACAGATGATGTAGATTTGTTTGCAAATCTCATACCAATAATTGCATCATCACTATTAGCTGCAGCTCTTACTTCAGTTGCAGATGTGCCTATGCTTGTTTTTAAAACTCTTTCAAAATCTTGTGCCATTATTTTTTCCTTTTATTAATTACAGAGCTATTGCCATAGCAACTGCAAATCCAGCACTTGCTGCTGATAAGTTAGTTAAGTTGCTTCCATCAACAGCTGGAAGTTGAGCTGATCCATTTAATTGAACTACATTGTTTGCACTTGTTCCAACAGTTTGTGTTGCAGCAGTTCCTAGTCCTGAAATTTTAGTGTGTGCAATAGAATTAACAGTTAATGTTATATTACCACTAGATGTTACTGGTGAACTACCAACTGTAAATTCAGAAGATCCACCATCAGCTATGCCAACAGATGTTACTGTACCATTATTTTGAGGTGTTACTTGTGAATAAGTAATTGAAGTTGAACCAACTGATCCAGTATTATCGGTAGTACATAAAAATATTTTATTATCGTTTGTAGAACCTTGATTGACTACAACCATTCCACCAGATAGTTCAGCAATAGTGTCATGTTCAGGATCTCTTGATGCAGCTCCACTTGATACTGCTAAGTATAATCCATTTTCACTAGCTGTGCTTTGATCTTTAACTAAAACTCTATCACCAGCAACAAGAGTTACACCATCAATTGTATCACCAGCTTCTAAGCCATTTGTTAAATTTACATTTGCTGTAGTTGCACATTCTGCAATAATTCTAGTTCTTAAACCAGCAACAGCTTGATCTACATAATTTTTAGTAGCTGCATCTGAACTAGCAGACGGAGAGCCAAGTCCTGTAATTGAACCACCACTAACTGAAACATTGTTTGCATCTTGAGTTGCAATAGTACCTAATCCTAAATTTGTTCTTGAAGTAGAAGCTGATGCTAAATCAGATAAGTTACTAGCTTTAACAACTTTTGCATCTAGTTGAGTTTGAGCATTAGAGCTTAAAGTATTTATATGTTGAAATTCTGTACTGGTAACTGATCCGTCAGCAATTTTTGTAGCATCAATTGCAGCAGAAGCATTTATATCAGCATCAACAATTGAACCATCAACAATTTTAGATGAGTTGACTGAATCACTTGCCATTTTATCAAGAGTTATTTGAGAGTTGGCAATATGTGCAGTATCAATACTGCCATCAACATAATGTTCTGAATTTATTGAGTCATCAGCTATTTTAGTTCCATCAACAGAGTCTGCTGATAAATGAATTAAGTCTATACTACCATCTACATATTGATCTGAATTTACAGAATTAACTGCCATCTTATCAACTGTGATTTGAGAATTTGCTATGTGAGCTGTGTCTATTGAACCATCTACATAATGCTCACTATCAATACTATCATCTGCAATTTTACTTCCATTTACAGAGTCAGCTCCTAGTTTAGCATTAGTTACAGAACCATCTGCAAGAGTAGCTGTTACAACTATACCCTCTGGTATAGATGAATTTGTTTTTGATAAAGCACCAACATAAACATTTGTAATAGCTTCACTGGCTAAAGAACCACTATCCCAAGTGACATTGACTGTTGTGTTTGTGGAAAAAGATGAGCTTGAGATCGTTCCAAAAATTGTACCAGGTGTTGCTGCTGTTAATTTAATTCTTCTTCCAGCATGATAAACAGAAGTTACGTCAGCACCAGCGATTGTGAAAGATGTAGCTGATGCGTAAGCAGCAGTAAAAGCACCACTACCATCACCATACTCAATCCATTCAGCTGAATTAAACCAATCTCTAGTATTCTTCATCAATGCTCTAATAGCATTGTTAAGATTACTAGGAAGCATACCCTCATTAACATCAATTCCATTTAATGAAGTGTTGTTTGCTTGTGTAGTTGAATAATCTTTTATATTTGTTGTCATGTTGCTCCTAATTCATAAACCAACTAAAGGCTTTATCGCTTTCAGTATTGTTTTTGTTAATTAATGTATTTACTGCTTCTTCTACTTGTCTTTGAAAAAGCTCTTGTGCTTCAAATGAATATCTTATGTTATCTATATCTATTTTATCTGACATTATCTTGAGCCACCTTGACTAGCTGTTAAATCAATTCCTTGTGCATTAGTCCAAATACTTTCTGCTGGTATTTTTATATTTGCTCTAAAATATCTACCACTTTGTCTTACAGGGTTTATGCCTGTACTGTTCATAGAACTTGAAGTAGATGTGGTAACACTATCAACTAATCTATCTCTAGTTTTTATAGTTACATTTGCACTTGCATCTACAATTGGTCTAACACCAGTTATGTTAGCTCTTAAACCTGGAAACAGCTCTTGTTCTTTTGTTTCAAGTTCAGCTTCTAAAGTTTTTCCAGAAAATATTGCTGCTTTAAAATTTTCATCAACTGCACCTAAATATAAATGTCCTGTTTCCCAAAATGCTGTGTCTAATGAAATATTAATATCATCTAAGTTTTCAGAAATAATATCCATTAGCTCAACTGTGTTTGCTACTACGAATTGTTTAAAGATTTGTGATGCTTTAACTTTAGCAACTGACCACTTTTGAGTTACATAGTTGTATATCAAAAGTTTATCGCAAACTCCAGTTGTATTTGGATTATCTTTACTTGGGTATAACCAAATTGCTAAAGTATTAAATGGATCAACTGCTGCTGTAATTCTATCTGTATATGCTTTGTTTAAATCACTATCAAAAAATCTATTTACTTTTTCAGCTCCTATCGGCAAAATTTGGTCGCCATTAATTTGAAAAAATCCATCTGATGCGTAAAAGAAAACTTGTCTATTGTCTTGGCAAACTGTTTGTCCATAGACAGCACCTCTGTTAGGTGAAATAACTGAAAATCTAAACACAACATTTCCACCCACAAAGTCCATACGAATGATTTGATCTTCTCTAAAAACATAACCAACTTCACCAGAAGTTATAGCCACAACCTGACCACCTGATCCTGGCAAATCTTGTGTATCTGATGAACTAACACCAGCTTCCCAAGTTGCAATATCATTTAATCCTGACCAAGCTACTCTATTTTTAGCACCAACTATATTACCAGTTACTAAAAAATCCCTAACAACACCTGATGTTTTAAAGACTGGTGGTGTTCCATTGTTTGCAATTGTTGATAAATTTTTAAATACTGTTGAAGTACCCATTAAATAATATTGAGGTTCATCAACTCCATTACTAGCAATTACATATTGTCCAAATTGTGTAAATGTAACGTAATCTATATCTGATCCTGTTAAAGGTTTTCCACCATAAAAATTAGTAGTAGTTAATCTTGCAGTATCACTTGAAACATTGGTTAAATTTTCATTTCCAATTGTTGCTCTGGTAACAGTAACAACTGCATCTGTAACTGTTGCTGTAAAATCAGCATGACCATCAATAGTATTTTTTAAGTTTGTGGCAGTTGTATTATTATTGGTTTGTACTTGAAATTGGTTTGTAGATGGACTTCCTGTAGATGATGTAAAAACTACTGTTGTGCCATCATTTTTTTTTAAAGTTATAGTTTTACCAGCACCTATATTTGCATAGTCAGAAACTGTAATTGTGCATGATGCTTTAGCTGTTGCTAACTTAACATTTCTTGCACCTATTTCAGTAAAAGTTCCTGATGATAATTGATAAATAGTTTCTTGTGTAGCAACAAAGGTAAATACTGTATTTGTATTATCTCTAAAACTACCAGCACCTTTAGCATTTTGTGTTACATTAGATGTTCCACTATAGGCAACTAAACCTTTTACTGGTTTGTAGCTTGACTGTGCATGATAAACATTAGTTGCAACAGTTGCACCTGGATTTAAATGATCTGGTTGGTCTGGCAACCATTCGCCAAAAGGTAATTGCATATTTTTTAATTATTTGAAATTGAAAAATTATTAGAAAATGCTGATCTTACAGAATCTTCTGATCTTACTTGTAAAGGAGATCCACTAAATTGATCTTCTCTATCGTTTTGTTCTAATCTTTCCATAGCTGTTGCATACATTTGTTGCCAACTTTGAACTTGTTGTGGATTATATCCACCTAAAAAGTTAGCTGCATGAAACAAAGAGCCATATAAATATATAGCTGGATGGTCAGTTAAAATATAATTTGATGTGTTGGTGCTTGATAAAGTATCAAATTTTTTATAATAATTTATTACACCTGAATAACTAGCATCTGGTTTTTTTGCAAATCTAAAATTATCTCCTAAAATTGTATAAGCAGATGGTTTTCCACTAACTGAAGTACCAATCATTTGATCCATTTGACCTGGAGCTACATATCTTAAAGCATTTTTAGTACCACCACTTAAAATAAACATATCTCTTACTTGAAGAAATCCTGTTGGCAAACTTTCAGTTTCACTATCTATAGTAAAAGTAGATTGTGTTATCATCTTTCTAATTCTTAATTTTGAATTAAAATCAGCTTCAGCTAAAACAATAAAATCATCTGCAATCTCAGATGTTAAATCTGATCTGTTTAACCAATTTGCTATTGATGTTTTTAAATTTGAGTAATTTGATAATGCCATTAAAATCTTCCTGGTGCAGTTCTAAAATATCTATAATCAGAACTATTTAATTTTTCTCTTAAAATTTTTTGTTGTACGTCTTTTGGTAATGCAAACCAATTACCTTTGTTTTGGTCTTTGTAATATTCTTTAGTCCAAACTTCTAAAATAATTGATGGAATAGTTGCTACTCTTTTTAAACCTTTGTCTGGTGAGTAACCATCATTGTGTGTATATAGCTTTTTATTGTTTTCTAAAATTGGTTGATGATTAACTGATCTTTTTTGAACCACACCTTTTTCTGATTCATAAAAGTTTTCTGTAACTAAACCATTTTTTTCTTCACTTATTTTTGCCATTATCTACCTTGACCTTTATATCTTGTAAGTTTCATTTGTCTTTTTTCAGATTTATTTAAATTTTTTTTGTGCTTACCTAATTTAGGTGGCTTATCTCTTGGAACAAAATGAACAAACTTTTGTTTAGCCACTATGCACTTAATTCAGTAATTGAAACTTCAGCAGTTCCAACGTAAGCAACTTTTTCACCTGGAGAAACTTTAAAAATTTCTGGTTGGTCAGCAGGTATAAAAATAGTTGAAGATCCAGCAGTTGCAACAGCAGTTGGGTTAGAACCAAATAATATATATATGTCAGCAGTTGATGCTATTCTTACATATTCTGTTTGTGAACCAAAAGCAGCAGATTGTGCTGACGTTCCACTACTTGTTTTACCTTGATGTGTAGTAGGTCTTAGACCATAATTAAAACTCATAATTTATTTCCTTTATTTTTTGTATTTTACTTTTTTCTTTTTTTTCTTTGCGTATGCTTTTGCTTTTTTCATTCCACTTTTTGTGTATGAAAATTTTTTCTTACCGACCATTGGCATAATGTATTTCCCTTTTTAAGATTGGTACTTGAGGGGAAGTATCGCTAGACAAGATCCCCTCAAATTTTGTGTTATCTTCTAATAACGTAAGTAATTTCCATTTTAGAAGCGTTTGTAGATCCACCATCAGTGATGACTTCAATAACTGAACCCTCATTTACATCATTTAAAGATGATGGCTCAACTTCGTACTGCTTTCCAGCAGATCCTGAAGCTACATGACTAATCGCAGCAGAAGTACAAGCAACAGTGTCTATTTCAAAAGTAATAGCTGCTGTTCCTGTAGTAGTTGCTTTGTTGTGTGCAAAAATTTTAACAATTCTACCTTTATCTGGCACAACTACAAAAGTTGAAGATGCAGTTGATACATCAGGTATAGCAGATGTTAAAAAATAATCGTTTAGTGTTCTCATTATATTTTCCTTTTTGATTGCTTCGTTCCGACTTTAAAAAATCTTCAAAGACCAAACAAAATTGTTGATAAGTTATAGGG